TCGTAACGTTTGAGTCTGCAATCTTTGCAGTGGTTACGTTGCTGTCAAGGATCTTGGCAGTGGTTACGTTACCGTCAGCAATCTTGGCTGTAGTAACAGCAGAGTCAACAAGTTTGGCAGTGGAGATACTGGCGTTAGTAACACCAATCGTGATTTGACCGCTTGCAGGGCTGTTGTCGGTAATGGTGAGAGAGTCACCAGCAACAACATCAGTGGTTAGAGCAGTATCAATCTTGCTGTCGATACGACCATCAATAGCCCCTGTAGTGGCAGCGTGGGCGTTATCAGCCGTCCAAGGCTCAGCAGAACCAATAAAACCACCAAGGACTTGAAGGTCACCAGTACCAGTGGTCAGAGCTGCGTAAGTATCACTAAATTCTTGAAGACCAAAACGAATCTGGTTATCAGCGTTGTTAAGGTCTTGAGCAGTTAGTGTTGAACCTGCGGTATAAACCACAGTTGCATCACTAATGTCTGTAATTCGACTGATGCTAACCGTTGCGTTACTAACAGCAACACCCAGAACAATTGCAGTACCAGCGCTGTTAAAGGTGTAATCAGTACCTTGAGTTTTAAGGGTGCCGTTAACAGTTACAGCAATATCAGCTTGACGCAGATACGGAATTGGATCTCCGCTGCTATTAGTAAGGGCAAACGTTGTACCAGAAACACTGGTGTAAGTAATTGATGCGTAAGCCATTACTGGGCACCTCCGGTCAGACGATTTTGAAGAACAAGCTGTTTCATTTCTGCGGGAGCTTTATAGCGTTGACCGGGAAGATCACCCATTAAGAATTGCTCCTTAGCAATACTAATTAGTTTATCAACCTCGTTCTTAAGAATTACTCGCCGCATATTATCTTCACGACCCCAATTAGGATCCTGAACAAGGCCCATAGAACCCATACGGAACGGAGAGTCAACAGAAGGGTACTGTTTGTACTGTTTGCTGTTTACGAGGTCTTTGAGATAAGCGTGAGCACCTTTGTACTGTTTGTTAAACACAGGGTCGTAATACTCAAGTTCAGAGTTGAAGAAGTGGTTAAAATTGTTAAGAACAGCTTCATTGATACCAACCCCATCAGAACTAAACAAAGTTTTACGGGGTCCAGGAGTTAAGGTTGTAACAATTTCATTAGCAACATCATCTTCTCCGAGCTTGTCAGGGAACAGCCAGTAGCGCCCAAGGACAGCTTGAACGGGATACCATTTACCAGCGTGGTTGGCGTTGACAGTGGTTCCAGGTTTGCCGTACCAAAGGGCTTTACGAGACGCTGTACGGAACTCAGGCTCGTTACGGATAACAGACACCAAAGCATCAGCAATGACGCCTACAGGGCTGTACTCAGAGGCAATACCAAAACTTCCAAATGAGGAATCCAGGATGCTGTTACCAATGTCAGACATCGTGATTCCTTTTTCACCAAGCTTCCCAGTTGAGTAAAAGCCTTTATCAGCAAAACGAGTTACAGGACTTGCAGGTTTACGAGGATCAAAGCCTTGAATAACAACCTTTCTGAGATTGAGGTAAGGATCACTGACCTTAGCTACAGAATCTGCAATCAGCTTTTGCATCCGAGATACATCACCAGTACCTGCTGCGGTGAGAGCTTTGATTACTCGATCAAAACCAGCAATGGCAGGGGTTTCCAGAATGGTGTTTGCAAGAGAAGCAATAGCAAGAGCAAAAGCACCAGAGGTATCTCGGCCAGGTGAAAATTCTTGAAGATCTCTAATACTGGCGTGGAAAGCAAGAGTGTTGCCAATACCAGGAAAATAACGATAAGGAAGCATCATGCCGCCAATCTTCCAGGTATAAGGATCACGAGCACCTTCTGTTTCTCGGTAAGTGTTTTCAAGACCTCCAGTTAAGTCTTGATTACCATCTCTAACCAAAAAGAAAGCAAGAGCATTGATTCCAAGAGCCATAGCCAAAGCTCCTTGAGCACGGTTACGGACTTTTGGATCAGAACTTACATACTTGCTTTCAAAATCAATGATGTCTTGAAGGGTTTTAGCAGGAAGACGATCTGCAATGCTTTCAGGCAACGCCTTCATGCCAGTAGAAAGACCAGCCCTAAAAGCATCAAGACCAGCTTGACCAACTTCACCGCCGTAAGAAATCATTACAGCACGTTTAATTCCGTTAATAGGAGAAGTAAGGAACGGAAAAATGTCACGACCAAAAGCAGCAAGAACAGGGTGCTTGCTATTACGCAGAGCGTTTACGGCATCAGCAGTGTTAGCCAAAGGACCAGTCAACTCTTCAGTAAGGTTGATGGCACGAGTCAGTTGAAGAATTTGGTTATCAAGAACTGAGTAACCAATTGTCTGCTGATCAAAGCCAACCTTGACTGGCTTGTACATATCAGACATTTCTTTGTTTAAACGTCTTGCAATTTCCTCAGCTCGATCTGCAAAATCAATTACACCAGCAGAAATTTGTTCATCAACTTCCTTATTCACAACAGCCCTGACGTGAGCGTTGGCAAAGAGAGCGGTAGTAAACTCATCAGCCGCTGCAGAAAGTTGCATAGGCAAAGTAAGGTTTACGTTTTCACCACCTGGGTAATAACTCTTCTTACCAAGACCCATACCGCGAAGGGCAGTGGTCGTGCCACCCATGACGTACTTACCAAACCAGCTCCGCTTCTCCCAAGCCTCAGCAGGCATGAAGTAATCGTGGAACGCCTTGAGAAACACTCGGCTGCCGTTAACGGTATCAAACAGCTTGTCATCCTTTTCACCGCGTTCCATGACGTAGTTGACGAAAGGAATCTTTACTTGCTTCTGAGCAAGGTCCTGAGCGATTGCTTCTTCACGACGCAAACCACCAGCCCTCTGGATCTCGTAGGCGCTGTCAGCGGCCTGTGCAGGGTCTGAAATTGCCTTGCCATACACAAAACGGTTGTAGGTAGCTTCAAGAGCTTCTCCAAGTGCAAAGCGAGTTTGAAGAATTGTGTCAGCAGAGATACGAGCTTCTTCAAGAGATTCTTTAGCGTATTCAGTTTTACCAAGCCACTTAGCTTTAGCTGCGTCAATAACACCAGAAACTGATTGAAAACCTAACTGTATGTAAGTTTCAGGAACACCCTGAATAGGAATTGAAGAAATAGTTGCAGGGTTAGATAGCGGAGAACCAATCTGCAAACGAGCCAGAACTGCATCAGCAGTGATTTCAAGGTCTTTCAACTTGCTGATGTCACCTTGAGATTCATAAATCTTTTCAACAAGACTTTCAAGACCAGCAAGGTCGTCATCAGTCAGATCTTCGTCGTCGCTGATCTTTTTAAACAGATCACCGTAATGCTCTTCAAGTTCTGCTTTAGCTGCTTTGGTTTTGTCAGCAAGAACATCAGCAAAGTTCTGGTTATCACCAAAGGTGGCTAGTTCTTGGTTAAAGCGACTGAACAGCACTTTGGGGTCTCCAGCAGCAAACTGAAGGCGGTTACGACGGTCAAACAACCGAAGAGCGTTACCAACGCCATACATCATCTCGTTAAGAGCTTTGGCGTTAGCGACGAAGACTTGAAAATTAGTCTTGAAGTTATCCAGAGCAGTGACACGATCAAGACCAGGAATATCTTCATCGTTCATGATTTTTCTGAGGTCCCGAGCAGCAGCCAAAGCAGCAGAAGCGTTGGAGTCCAGGGTTGCAGTAGGAACCATAATCTTGTTCAGGTTCTTCTGAATGTCCTTACCAACCTGCTCAGCGCTAATAAACTCAGCCAGTTGATTGAGCCTGGAGTCACCACCCATAAACTCAGCAAGCTTACGAATGGCTAGACCGTACTGCTGAGGAAGGATTGCGTCACGATCAAAGGTCTCAAACAGCGCTTTAACAGCAGCAGCGTTGTCAAAGCTGCCGGTGTATTTAGTAGCGCTGGTGTTATAAATTTGGAACGCTTTATCAGCAATGTCTTCGTCACCAGTTTTAGCGATTAGACGCTTTTGTTCCTTAAGAGCGTCTTCATAGCCCTTGGTGAAGTCCCGAAGGTTTTCAAAGGTCTCACTAGGATCCTGGTTAATCTCAAGGTCCCTGTTAACTTCACGGATTATTTCGCGTTGGTTAACAGCAATGTCATCACCAGGGACGCTTTCATTCAGAGCACGGTTAGCTCCAATGGTGTCAGTGTCGACAACAATTTCACCGTCATCAGTTTTGGTTACAGGAACCTGATTAACGACAGGACTGTCTGGCTTGGGAATAACCAACGAAGCAGGAGGTTTAATAGCTTCCTCAAGATCAGGAGTAATACCCTGAGCCATAGTTTGCTGAAGGTCTTCAGGGATCTCAGGAACAACAGGGGCCAAACCACCGTTGTCGATGACTTTGTTATGAATCGCATCAACACGGTTGATAAAGGTATTGATGAACTCAGGGTTGAGGTTACCGCTAACAACAGCAGCCTCACCAGCGTTCAGGAGATCCTTGAGTTCCCCGTAAGCCTGACCAAAAGCATCTTTCAGGGTGTAATCAGTATCAATCTCATCAAGGCGGTTTTCACGGAACAGCAAAGCGTTGTAGCTTTCCAAATAACCAATACGCTCATCGTTCAGCTTGTCGAGAGTATCAACAAGAATCCGAGCGTCGTTAAGGGAGTTGGTAAAAGCAATAGAAGCAGTGTTACCTTCAGCCAGCTTTGCTTCTAGTTGAGCAATCTTTGAGGTCCGCTCAAGATCAAGGTTGTCAAACTCTTGCAGTTGCGTTTGGAGGATCCGAAGGCGATCAAGACGCTCAGCAGCTTGAGCAGCCATACGGACCTTGGTGCTGTTCTTGCTGGCTTTCTTACCAGCACCAGTGGACTTGTTGATCCAATCAGGATCCTTGGCAATAGCCTCCTCGTAGGCCATCAGACGGGCCTCTAGGTTGGCTTGTTTTGCAGCAACTTGCTCAGGGGTATTTACGCCCAAAACGCTTCTGAGAGAATCGATCTCGGCTGCAACATTTGCTCGTTCAGGTCCCACAGTAGGGACAGCTTCAAGCTCTTGTGTCAGCCGCTGGAAGTCAGGAATCAGCTCTTGTTGACGCTGCAGGAACGATTCAGCACCAGCACGGGCACCAAAAGCAATCTGAGCTACGTTCTCGTCGATTTTCTTGTACAGCTCAGACGTAACAGCTCCCAGACGATCCTGGATGACCTCGTTAGCCTTCTTGACACCCTCAGCCTCTACCTCCTGACGGATCAGCGGGAGAGCCTCCTGAGTGGCCTCCTCCATGGCTTGTTGAGCAGGGATACCACTGGTGGCTTTACTGAGGAAGCGGTTAGCCAGGTAGAACGTCCCACGAAGGGCAGTGGTAGCAGCTACACCAACACCAACGTTTTTGAACTGCTCAAAGGCATAGTTAAACTTCTCAGGGTTCTCAGCACGAAGAACCTCAGCAGCACGGATGCGCTCTTCAGGAGTCCGAAGGTTTTGAATTTCATCCAACTCTTTTTGCATTGCAGCAGGAGGCTGAGGCATAAAGAACATCGCATCTTGGATGCTTTCAGGCAAAACGTCTTTGATCAGGTAAGACGCCATAACCCGAGCACCTTGAGCCAGGTCTTTGTTCTTCCAAACATCAGACAGCTTTTCAACTGTTTGGATGGTTTTACCAGCAAGACCAGGAGCTTTGGTCAGTTTGTTAACGCCAAGGTCAAAACCAATAGCAGCGCCAACTTGAGAGGCAAGACGACCTACAGCAGTTTTAGGTTTGATGTTTTGCTTAACAAATTCGCTGTCGTCACTAAACGCAGGACCAATGATCGGAGTCTTGGGTTTGATGCCGTAGCTAAAGCCTTGGGGATCCCGGCCAGTCTTCTGAAGAGCTTCAATGGCTGCTTGAGCGTTCCTAGAGCGCTGCTCAACCAAAGCTTTGTCAGTCTCACCCATGGCGCCTACAGAGCCACCACCGGCTAAAGCAGCACCAAGGTCAATACCTTGCGTTACAGCCCCAATCTGCTCCATCGCAGCAATAGGAGCGTTAACGATTTGACGGGGAATGTCTTGAACAATCCGACGTGCCTCGTCACCAATGGTTTGCTGGGTGCCAGGGATCTTTGCCTTTGCAGCACCTTTAACAGCCATAAACGGCTGCACAAGGGGTGCCAAGGGACCAGCAAGGAATTGAGTAGCTGCAGCAGTGCCAGCACGCTTCAAAGCACCACCAGCTTGGTCTTGGATGAACCTACCTAGATCAAAACCACGCTTAGGCTGTCGCTGAGGTTTTGCTTGAGCTTGAGGTTTTGCAGTCGGTTTGGGGGTAGTTCCACCCATTTGAGGGGTAGCTCCTTGTCCCCACTCTTGCTGGTACCGCTGCTGGGCCTCATTGGGGTCCTGAATGAAAACGCTTTGACCGCTACGAGTGGGGATATAGGGCATTTGAAGGAAGAGCAACTAAGGGCGCTTCCTCCAAAATAATGGATACAACTAGAAATTGTTATTAGTTAGAACGAAACAGAGGTAAATAGGACTTTCTAACAAAAGTATTTTGAGTTTCTTGACCGTACTGAAACTGCTGAGTGGCCCCATTAGGACGGTAAAGCTGAATGTGAACGTGACCAGGATCGCCAGCACCAGTACCTGAGTAACCAGGACGGCTGTCATGGCGACTACTATCACCGCTTTTGCCAATAGGCATACCACGACGGATGCGCTGACCAGGCTGGTAGTAAGTAGCAGCTAGGTGTGCAAGACGCACCAGATCACCTTTGCGGTATCCAGGGCCATCAGAATCAGCACGGATGATTACGCTGTTACCAAAACCACCGCGCTCGTAACCAGAGCTAACAATGGTTCCACTAAACGGAGCAGGAACAGGGTTAGAGATTTGACCGTTTTGACGCTGAATGGTGAAATCAATAGCGTTGTTACCAGAACCACCAGGACGCTTTGAATGAGCGTGAGACCAATTGGTAATGATGATGCTGGCATCCACTGGCTTTGTACCGCCACCACCAGAAGCAGCACGAATAGCTCCTTGGATCTTTAAAGCGTTCTCACGGAACACAGGAGGAGTAGTGCCGTCAAAGTAACGGTTTGCTTGCTTTTGCAGGATCTCAGCAGCAGTGATCTGGTTGCCAAAACCACGCTGAACGTTTGCAAGGCTTCTGCGGGTTGAAGTGCTCAGGCGAGACAGATCACCAGTAGAAAGAGCAGCGTTGATCTCACCCAACTCAGCTTCATTAAACACAAAGCGCTCACTGAGGTACTGACGAGCAGCCTTGGGATTGTTACGGAACACAGGAGCCGCTACAGCAGCCCAGGAAGCCCTGTTATCAGAGTCGTTGATGTTAATGACCCACTGGCCCTGAGCGTTCTTTGTAGAGGCACCCAAAGAGGGACCACGGGTGTTTTTTACACCAAGCCTTCCGGTTTCAGTGACGTTGTAATACTGATCAACATCGTTGTATTCAGGACGTTGGAAGAAGTAGCTCTTAGCCCTTTCCAGGATCCCAAGCTGCACTGCAGGGTCATTGACATTCTCACCACGAGCAGCAGCTTTGTTCAGCTCAGAACGGATGTAAGTAGAACCTTCTGCCTTCAAACGAGTCTTGGCTTCAATGATGGCTTGGTTGAGGTAGTTCTTCTTTTGCTTAGGAATCTCACCTTTTTCAGACGCCATAGCTTTGATGGCTGGATCCTGCATAAAGGAGCCTTTGAGACCTTCAAGCAGCCCTCTGAGAATCGATCCCTGAGCCTCTTTATAACCAGCACTGCTTTGAGTAATAGCAGCGTTACCAAACATCGTGACGAGCTTTCCAAAAACAGGAGTTCCTTCAGCACGAGCACGAAGTTCAGCAGGCATTTGAGTGGTGCCGCTGTTAATCAGCTCTTTAGCTTCAAGCTCAAGTAAGGCTGATTGCTCAGGACTGATGTCTTTGTTTTGGAA